CGGGATGGGATGAGCTGGCCGCCGCGGCCTGGTGTGTGGCGGCGGTCAGCGTCAGCTGCTTCGTGAAGGCTAGGCGGCGGGCGGGCGTTTCGAAGACCTTCGTGATCGTGGCGTCGATCGTATCCATAGTCGGTAGCACCTTCTCGGGTTGGTCGTCGGCTTTGGCGGGGCGGCCAAAACCGTTTTGGTTGGTCTAGCGTTGGGTGAATACAGTGCTAGCGAGGATGAGATAAAGCACGGCCGCGGATGTTAGGCCCGCGCTCGCGTATATGAGTGCCATGGGAGCGTCCATCTGCGTACCTCGTGGGTTAGTCTAGCGACGGATACGCTAGGACCAGGGTTGCGACCGCGTTGGCGGCCATTTGGTAGGCCGGCGTGTCGTGAGCGGGCCGGGCGGCTGCGTCGAGCAGGTCGGCGTACACGGATTGAGCACGCCGAACGCGCACCGTGTCAACCGGGCTGGTGGCCTGAAAACAGAAATTGCTCAGTGTTTGGGCGATCTCACTGAGATTGCGCTTGATCTGAGCGGTGGCGTGCGCTCGGTCGAGGGCGCATTTTGTATTCATGCGGACTTCTGCGGACCGCACGAGGCGGTCTAGCAGGTTCATATACTGCGCTTGCAGTATCAGGGCCGGCCAGACTGACTCTGTGTCTGTTGCGGGGCGGCGTGCTGCGCTAATCATGGGAGCCAAAACCGTTTTGGTAAGTGTTGAGGGTTAGAGGATGGCGGATAAAGCTTACGAGACGGTTAACGGCGGTCTCGTGACGCCCACCAGGCTCCCATGAGGAACCCGGCGCTTGTCCAGAACAGGGCGGAGGTGATGAACTGGGCGAGGGTCATGCGTCTGCGTCCTCTTCGGGCGTGGCTTCGTCCCATGCGATGTACTCGGCCCATTGCTCGGGCGTGGGCACGGTGCAGTTCGCTTCGAGAGCGGCGGTCTCGGGCGAGAGGAAGGGCGAGGGCCTGGCGGCGCGGAGCGCGTCCATGACGGCGTCCCCGGTCATTTCGACGGCCCGCGGCCCATGGTGAATTGCGCGTCCACGTTTAGGCGTGGCGATATGGCTTTGGTGCGTATGATGCGGGCTGACGCACTTGTCATTGAAGCAACGCACGAGCCTGGCGAGATCCTTGTACGGGATATCCTTGCAAATTGAATAGACTTCGCGATGCGCGGGCACGGGATAACCTAGCGCTGTGCTTTGCACCTTGGGGACTGCGCGCTCGCGGCAGATGATGACATCGGACTGGCGCGGGCGGCCTCGCGGGTGGCCTTTCCCAAGGCCCTTCGGGGCGGGTAGCGTGTGCGGACGCATGGCGGCCTCACGGATCGAGCCCGTCCATTCCCAGCAGCCTCCCGGCTTCGGGTCGCGTAGTATTTTCTTGCGGATACGAAGTGGAAGTCGGTCAAATAGGTCGTCCATGCGGGCCTCCTGAAAATCCTAGTCTCTAGCATATATTTCCGGGCTATAAAGAAAAAATGTCAAATACCCCCTAAAAGACGCTTATCTCTACAATAAAACATTTTTCTGACCACCTTTAAGTTATATATTAGAAACTAGGAAATTCGCGTAAGCGCCAGAACCCGCTCGGAAACGCCAAAACCGTTTTGGTTTCAGTGGTTGGGGGCACAGGCGCGTCGCGGGCAACCACTGGCCCAAACAACGCTTACAACTAGGAATGTGGCCCGCGGGCAACACTGTGGCCCAAACGGCACGATTTGGCCTATCCTAGCACCATGCGATTAAAACGGGGCGTTTTTCGCCCCGTTTTCCTGGTCTGTAGCAATTCAGCCGAACAAGTATTCCGTAATAGTGACCCAACCCGCAATAGTTGCGGATACTACCGCGACCCACGGCCAGACGGCGGGGCGGCTCAGGCAGCGGGCGGGGCGGATTTTTAGATTACGCATGTACTTACTCCAGGACGATATACAAGTCTAGCGACGGAGCCGGGCGGCCTCACGCGAGGCCTCCAATTCGGCGATCTCAGCCTGGCCGCGGGCAACGCGACCCGCGGCAACGGCGTGCATGTTGACCGCGACGTGCGCGGGAGGCGCGACGGTGCGCTCGAACCGGAGCGGCCCGGCATACTCCGCGGGCACGGGATTGAGCTTCGGGCTGTAAGCCCGCGGGCGCTTCGGGACGAAGCGCTCGCCGCGCATGGGCGTGCCGTGCATGGCCACGGTCGGAACGACGGGCATGGGCGGGACCATGAGCGCCAGCGGGCCGCTAGGCTGGGCGTAGGCGGCCATGAGCGCCGGGCGCAGGCGCTCGCCGGCCTCGCGGACCATGCGTTCCATGTCGGTCTCGACGTGGACGGTGCGCAGGGGCGCATTCGCGTGCCGCGGCGGGCTGTAGGCGGGCAGCTCGCGGACTTGGGCGAGCGGCGTGCCCGAGCGGCGGGCGTTGACTGCGAACCAGTCGTCGCCGTCGCGCTCCGCGGTCGGAGCGTCGTATGTGCTGGCCATGGGAGCCAAAACCGTTTTGGGAGGGCGTGGGGAGGCCCGGCGGGTTGCCGGGCCTCTGGCGCGGGTTAGGCGGCGACGGCGACCTTGCGGGCGGCGGCACAGGCACCGCGGGGCGTGACCGGCTCAGAGGCCGCCGGCATGACCGTGGCGTCGGCGAGGGCACGCAGCTCCTGAGAGCGAGCGTTCAGCACAGCGAACATAGCGTCGAGCTGGGCCGCGTCGCTGATCGCCGCCACGTCCAGGGCAAAGCGCTGGAGGGGAGTCAGCTCTTCCAAAACCGTTTTGGCTTTGGCTTCGGACGCACGGGCCGCCTCGGACGATGCGTCGATATCGGTCACAACCGACATCATGAGCTTGCGCTTGGTCGCTTCAGCCTCGCGCCGGGCACGGGCCGCCGCCTCCGGGTCGAATGCCGTGCAATCGGCCTGCTTGCTCCACTGCTTGAAGTAATGGCGCGTGGTAACCCGCTTGCACGTCAGCAAGTCGAGCATAGCGGCGACGGCGTCGGCTTCGTCGTTGGCATCGCGCACCGCCAGCAACAGCGGATCTTGTGCCATGTGGGTTGCAAGGTTAGAGGCCACGCGGAAGACCGCGGCAACCTTGTCTTCCCAGTCTTCACGCGTGATGCCGTTCTCCAGCGCCACGTCCCGAAGTGTGGCCTTCACGTCGGAGAGCTTGTGGGGGGTGACGGACCAATGGGTCCAGCACAGGGCCGCCGCCGTGATGCCAGCATAGACATGCATCTCAGCATGAGCGGCAACCTTGAACGAAGCAAGGCCATGGGCGACGAGAAGAGCGGGGCGAAGAGCCATGATATACCTACCTGGGTTGCCGGCGGGGAAGTAACTGAGCCGGTATGTGGAGATTAGAGACTGTCGTGGAGGATGTCAACACTTGATTTTGAAGTAGTTCGCCAAAACCGTTTTGGCTAGACTGGAGTGTGTCGCAACAGACACAGCTACCCGACACCTGCCCAGGGGATGGGCAAGTAATAGACACAGTAGTGCTCACACTATGCACACAAGTGTGGCATAGAAGTCACTAGACAGGTGTGGCTAATGGGTCACTGTACTGTTGTTTTCATGTCACTCTCCATTCATCAACTATAGGGCCGGGGTGTGGCGTCGTCAACACAGCGATTACAGGGATAACCCCTTGATTTTACACGCTTTTTTCCAGCCCTACTACACACTATGCTATATTTTTCTCCGGGAAATTTAGCCAAATACTGTGCTAGTACCAGTACGCCAGGCCCCGGACCTACGCCAGAACCAGGCTTTACTTCGCGTTGCTGAAGCTACTTCGAGTGCCGGAACGCGCACTCGTATTGCCGATCGGCGTGGGCGACGCACGGTTCCTGGGTCAGCATCCACGCCAGAGCCGTAATCAGGCTCAAAACGATGCCAATCAGCACTAAATTGGTCAGAATGTTCATGTTTATCACCGTTTTCACCCGATTTTGACGTAAAAAAGGCCCCGAATACGCTGTATTCGAGGCCTTCCAGAGCGGAAAAACGAAGGTTAGGCCTTCGCAGCACCCGGCTCCGAGGCCTTCTCCGCCCGTTCCACGTCCTTGCGGGCGTGTTCCAGGTTGTCGGCGAAGGCCTTCTGGAGGTCGTCGAAGTCCTCGTCGCCGCGCCGGACGGTGTACGAAGCCCCCTCCTGGCCGGCGAGCGAGAACCGGATCTCGTCCCCGTCCTGGGTGTAGGTCGTCACCTGGCGCTTCTCGGACCCGTCGTGGATGTCCAGGAGGCCGTCCTTGCCCTTGGTGATCTTGAAACGCTTCGCCATGTCGTAGTCCCTCTTCAGTCGGTGGTACGCCAACCAGTCTCGGTGGCGCTTGCTACGCGATGTCGGTCGCAACCGGCTCACCGCGGTTCAGTGCCGAGAAACGGGCCAGGCCGGCGCGCAGGATCGCTTCTGCCTGATCTCGGGTGATCGTGCCAGGACCCATGATCTCGACGGCCTTGGCCCAGGCGTCATTCACGGCCTCCCTTGATAACGCGTAGCTGCGCGGGGCCGCCCCCTCGACCGCCACTGCGCCCTGGACCGTCCCCACGGAAGCGCCTAAGTCGCCTGCAGTGTTCGCGGTACGAGATGCAACCATCATTTCTCTCCAACTGGATCTGCTTCCAGACATAGCTCACGAGTTGCTGTGTACAACCCATCTGGAACGCGATTTCTTTCTGCTGAACACCCTCGTCCAACAGTGCAACCATGCGATCTCGATCGTAGTCGTACTGCCGACCTGGCCCACGCCCAGCAATCTCGATGTCCGAGGTGTAGAGCTGGAGCGCGTACAGCGACACGTCGGGGTAGTCCTTCGAGATCGCGAGACGCCCCTCACCGGCCCGAAGCCTCTGCCGCCACTGCTGGACCATCCAGGGCTTCACCTTGCGGGTGCCCTTGAACAGCAGCCTCACCTCTTTCGAAGCGAGGTCGCATCCAGGCTCGTCAAGGCAGCGGAAAGCAGCGCTTCGAGCTGCCAGCGTTCGATCTGCGCCAGGCCCACCGCCAGGGCCGCCTTCCTGACCGCCTCCAGGGTGACCTCCTGGACGCCCGGATGCAACGTCCCCGACATCGTCCGGCCGAACACCTCGCCCGGCCGTGGCGCGAGCTGCAGCCGGCTCAAGCTCTCCGTCGTGCCGACCGTCGCCTGCTTCGTCAGCCGGACCTCTTCCTCGATCAGAGCCTGGGGCTCCAGCAGGCTCCCGAGCCGCAGCAGCTCGGTCAGCTTTCCGACTGGCATCGAACTCGGTGCCGGCATCACCAATTTTCCTCTTCTCTGCGCTTCGCATCTTGTCGCCTCGCTTCATCTTCAGCATCTTCTTGCAGCGCAGTCAACCACTCACTGTACAACTTGAGCGGTATATTTACGCTACTCTTGACACCTTCATCTTCTGAGGATCGACAAGTGTGATATATTGGTACACAGGAATAAAAAGACCCGCTGGGTTCTTGAGTTTGCCGGGCTTGAAGCCGAACGTACCCTGCAACATCTCCATTCTCTTCATCATGACTTTCGACGAAACAGGCGAGACAGACTGTGCCACGCAGTAAGACCGGTAGGCGTGATAGAGGGTGTCGAAGGGGGTGGAGGTATTCGTGTGCGGGTCGTGGCCGGCTGACTTCCGTGACGCTCGGGCCAAGGCGCTGGCTGGCCCACCCGTCTCCTGGCCATCGTCCTCCCCCGAGACCATCTTGGCGTTCTTGTGATCCTCGACCCCCAGGAGCATCCGCCCGTTCTCCTGGAAGTCGTGCAGAAAAGCCCGGACGGTGTTCAGCTCGTTCTCAAGCGACGCGCGCTGGGCCATGGACGAGATCGGATCGGTGATCCTGAAGTTATTCTGCCGCATCCGCTCCATGCGAGACACGGCCCAGGCTACAATCGCCTCCCGTTCTTCGACGATGATCTGCTTCTCGAAGTCGCGGATCACCTTGTCCAGGTTGACCTTCTTGCCGAACACCAGGAAAATCCAGCGACGCGTGAAACCTTCACTACTGTCTGCTGATTTTGGCAAGTAGTTTGACGAGAACCAGTGCGCTGCCTTGGGCTTGAAGTTGAACTTCGGCTTGTTCTTCTCTTCCGCGTCGATCGTCTCACCCGACACGACTGTCTTGAAGCGGACGCCGTCGATGAGGTTCTTCTCCGACAGCTCGCCGGCCACGTTCAGCAGCTTGCCGACCAGGTGGACCACTGAGAACCGCTCGCCCCATGACGAGGGCGGGACCGAGGTCACCACGTCCTTCGGCAGCAGGCTCTCCAGGATGTTGATGATCCGGGACTTGCCCGACTGGGCCACGCCGTAGAGGCAGACCGCAACCTGAACCTGGGTCATCATCCCGAACAGGGTCATGCACAGCATCTCGGCCAGGCACTCGACCTTGTCGCCGTAGTCTTCGTCCTCGCCCCAGAAGTCCACCAGCATCTGGTTGAACTTGATGCACTTGTCGGCCTTCTCGGGCTCGTATCCGTAGGGCAGGCAATACGTGGCACCGTAGTCAGGGTCGTGCTCGACCAAGACCATGTCGTCACGCAGGTACCCGTTTACGAAGTTGATCCCGTTGACGCCCGTCCGCTGGCACAGCTCACCGGCCTTCAGGGACTTGATCGTCTTCAAGATGCCGTTGTGGTCACTGTTGCGAACCGCGGCTTTCAGGTCTCCGTACTCCGTGATGACGAACTTCATCACGTCCTTTTCGTCCATCTCTTCCCAGTGCGAGCCCTTCCATTGCCAGAGCTTTTCGCTCCAGGCGCGGATCTCGCCGCCGATCTCTTCGATCTTGGCGACCGCCGCTTCCGCGATCTGGGCGTGGGACAAGCCCTCGACCGGCCCGGCGCGCATCCGGTTCAGCTGCTTGCGCACGCCGCTGAGCGAAACCTGCTTGCCCGACAGGTCCACGATGAACTTCAGCAGGCTCTCCTGCTCGATCGGGTCCATCAGCGGGTTGCGGGCGATCCGCGAGATGCAGACCTTGGCCAGCTCCAGGAACGCCTCGGCATCCTCCTTGACCCCGGCGACCGAGACCTCCTTCAGGAACCACTGCCGGATCTCGTCCGGCTCCCAGACCACGTCGTCCTCGCCGACCGCGTCGGCCCCGAAGCCGAGCGCCGTCAGCTCTTCCGGGGTCAGGTCGTCGTCCCACCCGATCGGGAGCGGACGCCCCATTGGCCCGCTCATGTCCTTGCGGATGAACTCCAGGAGCTTCGCCTGCCCCTTGCCGGTGTCCGGGTTGTCGCCGTAGGTCTTCTCCATGAGGCCGGTGACGACGGCCTCCATCTGGCGCAGAGCCTGCTTCAGGGTCCGGTACCCGCGCATCACGTCGCGCGCATTGATGCCGGCATGGCCGATCAGGGCGTTGTCCCGGTTGCCCAGCGAGATGAACTCGCTCATCGCGCCGAAGGTCTTGCCGTCCTTGGCCGAGCCGATCAGGTCGTAGCCGAGATCCAGTAGGCCCTCGCGCAGCATGCGCTCGAAGGTCGCCGGCAGCAGGGGCAGCTCGTCGATCACGTCGGCGAGGTCGGTGGTCGCCCAGTAGGGCTTCATCGTGTCAGGATGGATCGAGGGCGGCAGCACGACCTGCGAGCCGGCCCCGAGCATGTCGATCAGGGTCTGGGCCTTGCCGTCCTCCGCGCGCTTGTAGCGGACGCGCACGATCGGCTGGTTCGAGTACCGGAAGGCGAGCACCGCACCCTTCTTGCCGACGCGCCGCCACGGGGACGGCGGGGCGATCTGGGCGATCAGCGCGTGGACGCGCTCGTCGTCGGTGTCGATGTCCAGCGCGAACATGCGGGACTGCGGGCCGAGCACGAGGCCGATGTTGCCGTCCGCATGCATCCGCTTCCAGGCTTCGCGCTCGGGCGGGGACGGCAGCTTGGCCTGCCACTCCTGCCACGCCGGCAGGAAGGGCCGCTTCTCGTTCTTCCGCAGCGGCATGACCGGCAGACCTGCCGCCCACAGCCTATCGCAGTTGTCGCTGAAAATACCCACGTCAGTTCTTCCCCTTATGCGTATAGCACATCAGCCTATCGTCCTCCCGGACCATGACACGACAGATCTTTCGCATGTCACCCCAGTACATCTCGCCCGAAACGAAAGACGCGATGGGCCAGGCAATGCACATGATTGCGAAGATCAGCAGAGTGATCCAACCCACGACCCAGCGGACCTCTGCCCAGTCCTCAGAAGTCCAGCCCTGATACCACCGCACTAACCGTTCTCCCCGATCTCCGTCAATCTTTTCTTGAACTCTTGGATCTTGTCCTTGTCCATTATGCCGTCAAGAGCGGTCAGGACCATTCTTTGGAACTCAGCGATCTGTTTAAGACCCGTCGTCCGCTCCTTGATCTGGACCCATTTCTCCAGGAGGCCCGTCTTCTGCTTCAGCAGGTTCAGCTTGCCGTCCGTGTCGTCCGACGCTAGGCTGCGCTCGATGTTGCGCATCGCATCGATCGTGCGCTGGACCTCGTCCAGCACCACGTCGGTGGCCTTCTCGTCGGAGATGCCGTCTTGGAAGATCGGGGCGACCCCCAGATTTCCATCCAACCCGCCGCCCGTCCCGTCGCCGTTCTCCGGCCACGGGTCGAGCCACGCGCGCAGCACTTGCTTCAACGCATCGGGGTACGGACACGCCGGGTCCGACAGGTAGGCCGTGGCCGCCGCTCCCTCGCCGCCAGCCATCTTCACCGCCGCCAGCCGCACTTCGATCCCAGCCGGAAACTGGGGGTAGGTCCGTCCTGTCATGTCGCATCCCCGCGCGCCCGCTCGGTCCCTCTGATGGGACGGGCCGGAGGATCGAGATAGGACACATTTAATTGTTTGTCTAGCGAGCCGTCAGCTCCTAGTCCGTAGCAATTATTTCTCCCGCGCGACAAAAAACACAATTCCCCCCTATTTGGCGGAGTTGATATCAAGTCATGACCCTATGACTTGTGTCCTAATTACATCACAACCCATTGTCACGCTTTAGCTATTCGACTTGCTCTCGCCGGACCAAGGTTCGAGCAGGTTAAAATTGCGCATTTGCTTTCCAGCCTCAGTTCCTTGTATGTGGAAATCCACAACGGCAGGTGTCGGCAGCTCCAGATGGTCAAGAACCCCCACGTCAAGTCGTTCTTGGACACGCTCGACGAGCGCTATCCTGACGACGCCAAGTCGCTTTCGGTGACCCAGTGGCTGTTCCAGCACACGAAGCTGCGGCAGAAGCCCTTCAGCACTCGCGACTACGAGTTCCAGACCCAGATCCTCGACGACATGCACCCCGATCTGTCGTGCATGAAGCTGTCCCAGGTCGGTCTGACCGAGAGCCAGTTCCGCAAGTTCTTCGCCTTCCTCAAGCGCAACCCCGGCACCTCGGGGATCTTCTCGTTCCCGACGCAGCCGATGCGCGACCGCGTCTCGCAGACCCGCATCAAGTTGATGCTGGAGACCGACAAGATCTGGAATGGTCCTCTGGCCGCGAAGCCCGTCCGGCAGAAGTCGATCTACCAGGTGGATGAGAGCTACGGCTACATCACCGGCACGACCGAAGGTGAGGCGACCTCGATTGCTGCCGACATCCTCATGGAGGACGAGGTTGACCTTGCCGATCAGGCGATGCGTGGCCTGATGCAGTCCCGTCTGCAGAACTCGGACTGGAAGATCACCCAGCGCTTCTCGACGCCGACCTTCGACGGCTACGGCATCGACGCCGCCTACAAGGTCAGCGACCGGCACGAGTTCCTGTACCGCTGCGCCGGCTGCAACCACTGGCAGGCCCCGGACTTCGAGCGGAAGTGGCTCAAACTGCCGGGCCTCAAGATCGGCTGCGATGACGTGAGCCGCCTCAGCTCCGAGGACATCCGCGCGATCGACCTGGAGAACTCGGGCGTCGTCTGCGAGCGCTGCTCCCGGCCGATCAACCTGAAGGACCCGGAGACGCCCCGCGAGTGGGTTGCCGAGCACCCCGGCCGCCGGGCGCGCGGCTACCGGGTCCGGCCGTTCTCGACCCACAAGATCACCATCCCGTACATCTTCGGTCAGATGGAGAAGTACACTCGTGCCGACAACATGCGCGGGTTCTTCAACACGGTGCTCGGCCGGTCGTTCAATGACAGCAACGCCCGTATCAGTGAAGAGGACATCCGCATCTGTATGGACCGGGCTCCCGAGCCCACGCCAGAGATTTACGCCGGCTACGGCAATGTCTTCCTAGGCGCGGATATGGGTATCACCTGTCACGTCGTGATCGGGACACCGAACCACATCTTCGAGATGAAACAGGTTCCGTACAACGAGGTCGTGGACTTCATCGTCGGCCGCTGCAAGTCTTACGGGATCGTCGGCGGCGGGCTCGATATGTACCCGTACACGCCGACCGCGCAGGAGATCAAGGCGAAGACCCACGGCATCGTCATGCCGATCGCCTACTCCACCTCCAAGACCGCGCCGGCCGTGATCGAGCACAAGGATGAGTTCGAAGAGGTCACCCACTACGTCGTGAACCGGACGAAGAGCCTCGACCAGGTCGCGCTGAAGACCCGCAACCACACCTGGAAGATCACCGGGCACGAGGCCTTCACGAACCTGGTCGTCACGCACATGCGCGACATGATCCGCATCGAGACCCCGGACGAGCCGCCGATCTGGAACAAGATCAACGGCGACGACCACTTCCTGCACGCCCTGGCCAACCACCAGACGGCGGTTCGGCTGCGCGCGGGGATTGACTTCCAGGCCGATCAGCGTTCCTCGATCTTTCTCGGGGCAGGGGCTCGGTTGTTCGCACCCGAGCAGCATGGCATATACCGCGGGGCCGATCAGCCGTTCGGAGTATTGGGCCGATAGTCCCTACAAGATCAGGATCATCGCGTGGCCATCTCCGACTTCCTGCCGACCATCATCTCTCCGAAGAAGAAGGCGAAGGCCGGCGGTACGGCCCTCACGCCGACGTATAACCCACAGCAGTCGGGGAACATCCTCACCTTCCCGACTTACCGGGACCACCTCACCGACCTGTTCTCCAATCGTCAGAGCGCCGATGCTCAGTCGATCATGGAGGATCTGTTCCAGCATGACCCCGATGTCTCGGCCGCCGTCAACGGGTACTTGACCCTCGCCGACACCCAGATGATCGCCTGGGCCGAGGACTTGGACGGAAAGATCGACCCCGCTGCCTCTGCCCAGCTATACCAGCTGCTGAACCGGATCAGCTTCCAGACCGACTACACGCTCGGCTTTCAGCTCAAGATGGGCCTCGACAAGGTCACGGAAGAGCTGCGCTACATGGGCCTGCTGCGCGGCGCGATCGGGATGGAGTGGGTCGCCGACAAGAAGGGCCTGCCCGACAGTATCCGCAACGTCGATATGAAGTCGATCCGCTGGTACGAGAAGCAGCCCGGTGTCTACAAGCCGGGTCAGGTCGTGGCCGGTCAGACCAACCCGGTCATGCTCGACTATCCGTCCTTCTTCGTTAGCTACTACCGCCGCTCGCCGACCTCGGTCTATTCGTCCTCGCCCTTCGTCTCGGCGATCAACACCATCGCCGCCCGGCAGCAGGTCATCAACGACCTGTATCGCATCATGCGATACACCGGCTACCCGCGCGTCGAGATCAAGGTGCTGGAGGACATCCTGGTCAAGGCCATGCCGCCGCTGATCTCCCAGAACAAGGGCAGCGAGGCCTACATGGGCTGGCTGCAGGCCCGGTATGCCGAGATCCAGGCGAACTTCTCGACCATCGCGGTGGACCAGGCGATCGTCCACGCCGACAGCCTGGAGTTCTCGATCCTGAACGAGAAGAACCCCGGCATGGCCCTGAACGTCGAGCCGATCATCGCGACCTTCAACGCCCAGAACCAGGCCGGGCTCAAGAGCATGTCCACCGTGCTCGGTCGCGGCACGCAGGGCGTGAACACCGGCTCGGTCGAGGCTCGCCTGGCCGCGCTGTTCGCCGACCAGCTCAACGAGCCGATCATCGACTTGTACCAGCGCGCGTTCTCGTACCAGATGCACCAGGCCGGCTTCCAAGGCTTCGTCAAGGTCCGGTTCGCGCCCGCAGAACTCCGTCCGTGGACCGAGCTTGAACCACAGCTGGTCTTGAAAGCTCAGAGGCTTCGTCAAGATCTCTCAGATGGGCTCATTACCGATGTGGAATATCATCTGTGGATGTACGAGCGACTACCCCCAGATAGTGCTCCCGAACTTTCGGGTACTCAATTCATGTCTGCTGCGCCTGCGGAGGCGGGAGGAAGTTCGGGAGCATCGACTGGTACACGTCCAGAAGATGTCAGTCCGAATGCTGGCGCGCTCAATCGCGCGGCATCGCCGGATCGTACAGCGCAGACGGCGCGCAACCCGGCGAAGCGCCCGGCCCAGAACCGAAGCGCTCGCCTAGCCGCGCTCGCCCTGGAGATGTCCGACCTCATGGGTGACGACGCATAACCACGCATAACGACGCTTAACCCTCGGTTGCCAGGTCCCGAGCAATGGGTCATGGCACCGGACTATAGAGGTGAGACCTCCCAGATGAAGCAGATCACCCTGGACGACGCGACCAAGGCAAAGCTGAAGAAGGCGGCCGGCGACAGCGTCAACCTGGACAATCTTGCCGTCTTCAGGGCCGCGGCCCTGACGACTGCTCCGGTGCGGAAGAACCACCCGCTGTATCTGGGCGCGGTCCACTCGCGCTCGTTCCTGGAGCAGATGAAGACCGATCTCGACGGCGAGAGCCGTCCCGTGCAAATCATGCACGGCTCGTCGGACGGGGATCAGCTTCCCATCGGCCGCGTTTTCACGGGTGAGGTGCTGACCGGGACCGGCCCGAACGGCTCGGACGAGCTGGAGGTCTTGTTCTGGATCGACAAGACGGCCCACCAGTCGAAGGTGGATCTCGTGAACAACGGCACGATCGACCAGGTTTCGGTCGCAGTGCTGGGCAAGGAAGCCCTCTCCAACAAGACCGGGTTTGACTTCCTCGGTCCGAACGCCGACCTGTTCGACAACATCATGGCCGGCACCGACGACAAGGGCAACGTCATGGGCCGAGATGGTGCCCATGTCGTCATCAATAATCTTGACCAATGGTTCGAGATGAGCCTAGTGGGTCGCGGAGGCGCGACGGGTGCTCGGATCAAGGGTGACGGTGCCAAGCAGACCATGCACCTGGCCGCATCGGGCCAGGACGTGCCTCCGCTGACGCTCCATCTCTCGACCGGTGACCCGCCGCCCAAGACAACCCCGGCTCCCACGCCGCCGAAGAAGGAAGAGTTCGAGATGGACGCCACCAAGTTCGCCGAGACCGTCGCCGAATACTCGGGCAAGCCCGCCACCGCCATCGCGGAGCTGAACGCCGAGAAGGTCAAGACCGCCGACCTGACCGCGAAGCTCGCCGAGGCGACCGCGACGATCGCGACCCTGAAGGCGTCCGACAACGTCGCCAAGGTCACCGAGCTGGAGACGGCCAAGACCGACCTCACCACGAAGCTCTCGGCGGCCAACGACTTCGCCAAGAACCTCGTCGCCCCGATCTTCGCCGCGGTCGGCAAGGCCGGCGAGCAGCTGAACGCCGAGCCGGCCAAGGCCGTGGACCAGGTCAAGGAGGCCCTGAACGGCTTCCGCGCCATGCTCTCGGGCGGTTCCTCCGGCGGTCGCGCCTCCGGGGCCGACGCCGGTTCGGCCGGCGGTGGCGGCTTCGTCAACGGCGGGGCCGGCAGCGCCTACTCCCGCCGGACCTAAGCCCCCGGCCTCCCCAGGCCGCCCCCCGCAACCACACCCGATCGAGGACAGGACGAGACCATGACCAGCCCCTTCCACAAGATCGTTCGCCTGTTCTCGATCAAGAACGAGCAGTCGAACCGGACCTGGAACATCTCCGGGACCGTGTCCAAGGCCGACGAGGGCAAGGCCCTCGCCCTCGACACCACCGCCCAGAACACCGTGAAGCTGGCCGGCGACGGCGACACCATCATCGGCCGCATGGAGATCTACGAGGACCGCGGTGTCTGCACCATGCAGCACCACTTCACCGAGAAGCTGCCCAAGGACGCCGCGACCGTGATCGCCATCGGCGACACCGTGGTCGGTGCCGGCGGCGGCCTCGTGAAGGCCGGCGCGACCAAGGCCGCGGCCCTGAACTACGTCTGCGAGGTGCAGGACAAGTTCGTCGTCGTCATCCGCATGTAAGGCTGCTCTCTCCGAGCAGTCTACCACAGAATATCCGAGGATCTGGGAGCACACCGTGGCCAGCAACATCTTCAAGCCCCTTTCGACCATCAAGCGGCAGGCCCCGGAGGCTCTTCTCGGCGCGCTGCGGAACACCGAGGGTGATCCCGAGCTGTCGGTGAAGGCCGGTCTCCGTCTCGTCGCCGAGGCCAAGAGCTACGGCATCGAGATGCGCGACTACCTGCGCCTCGCCTGCGACCCGTCGCAGTCGAACGAGAAGGACAAGTACACCGGCCTCAACGGCTACGAGACCGCCCTCGCCTACCTCAGCCTGCCGCTGAAGGACGACTACGACGCCGGCATCACGCTGGAACTGGCCTCGGACACCTTCGAGTACAGCCCCGGCACCCGCGCCCTCTTCCCCGAGGTCGTGGACGACCTGGTCCAGTGGAAGTACCGCCAGACCTCGTTCGAGACCCTGGCCCCGCTGCTCGCCAACACCCGCACCATCAACGGTGTCGAGCTGCTGACCACGGTCGTGAACGACACCGCCGACGACTACAAGGTCATGCGCCCGGTCGCCGAGCTGGCCCCGATCCCGCTCGCCTCGATCCGCACCTCGCAGCAGACCGCGAAGATGTACAAGATCGGCGGCGGCTACCGGACCTCCTACGAGTTCTCGCGCCGCGCCCGGCTCGATCTGCTCACCCCCTACGCCGCCCGCATGGCGCGCGAGCTGGAGATGTCCAAGGTCGGCGTCGCCACGGACGTGCTCATCAACGGCGACGGCCTCCATACGGCGGCCAGCGTCACCGCCCAGTCGGTGTTCAACGGCCTCCACTCGGCCGGGAACGCGACCACCGGCCGGATCTCCTACCTGCACCTCCTGCAGTGGCTGATCCGTCGCGCGCAGGCCGGCTACCCGGTCGATCGCGTGGTCGGCAACTGGGGCGCCTACATCGACTGGCTGATGCTCTTCGCGCTGCCGATCGCCGACAATCCGACCGGCACCGGAGCGGTCAACCTCGCCAACTCGGGCTTCCGCATCGGCGGCGTTCCGATCCTCAACGGCCGGGTGGACTTCGTCCTCTCGACCACGATGCCGGACGGGCAGCTGCTCGGCATGACGGCCGGCGAGACCCTGGAGCAGCTGATCGAGGCCGGCTCGCTCATCTCCGAGAGCGAGCGCGCGATCCAGACGCAGTCGATCACCTACGCCAAGTCCGAGGTCTCGGGCTTCCGCATCGTGTTCGACAACACGCGCGACATCTTCGACTACGCGCACTGAGCGCGTCGTCTCCAGAGGTTAGGGTCGCCGACGACAGGCGGCGAACCTGACAGGCCCTGCCGCGTGCCCCCGCGCCGGCAGGGCCACCCTTTCATGACCCCCACTGTTCGAGGTGAGATCGATGAAGCTCCTTGTGGCAACCACCGGGGCGTTTCAGCTCCGTCTCGAAGACACCCGTGACCTGGTCAAGGCCTTCGGCGTGTCGGTCGTCCAGTCCGGGTCGGGCTTCCTGAACCAGAACGTCGGCAGCGGCCGGATCGAGATCCTGGGCAAGGTCGGCGACGAGGCCACGCAGGCCGACTGGGACGACGCCCTGAAGCAGTCGGACGGCAACCAGGAGCTGGCGCTGGCCGCCTTCCAGGACGAGTTCCCGGTCCCGGCCGGCGCGAAGCCCGACCTGGTCCTGCCGGTGACCGACACCAGCCCGTCCAAGGCCAACCCGAGCGGCCAGACCGCCGGCCTCGCCGACGACGTGAAGCCGGCCGCGCCCGGCCAGACCGAAGGCCCCGGCGGGCCGAAGGACACCAACAAGGGCGACGCCAAGCCCCATTCGACCCACAAGGGCCGCTGATCCATGGATGTCCTCGCCGGCACCCCCGTCACCGTCTGGGCCGACTTCCTCTCGGCCACCGACGACCTGGTGGTGCCGGCGACGGGCTCCGTCATGTTCCGCCCCCCCACCGGGGCGGGGGTTCGCAGCCGCGGCCCCGAGGCGCTGACGCCCGAGCCGGGCGCGACCGGCGTTGCCGTCTCGCTCAGCGACGCCGACAACACCCTGCCGCCCGAGCGCCTGTTCGATGCCCGCACGATCGTCGTGTCGTGGCTGAACGATGATGCGACCAGCGGCCAGACGCGGGTCCGCTACCGGGTCGTCCCGTTCCCGATCTACGACGTGACCCCGCAGACGGTCCGCGACGTGATCGGCATCGCCTCCGACGAGCTGCCCGACGCGGCGATCGACGTGTTCACCGGCTACCTCCGGGCCGCGGGCGCGCTCGGCGTCGCCGGCAAGGCCGTGCTCGACGCCGCCCTCATCTCCGGCGACCAGGCCGCGCTCACCGCGAACCGCATCGTCGCCTACACCGTCGTCCAGGGCTTGATGCCCTCGCT